AGGTATGGCAGAGCGTGATTTAGCTACACAACAGTTTGAAGCTGAAACTGCCAAGCTATATCCTGACACTATTGGCAAACCTTTAATTGTAGGCAAAGCCCAAGCCAATGACGCTATTCTGCAAAACTTTGATGCTTATGTTGACGCTACAGGTAAAGAAACTTTTGGTTTGCGTGAAACAGGTAAAGTTGTAGATAAAGCATTAGTTCAACAAACAAAAAAAGCCAAAGATGACATTAAAACAGCTTACACAACAGCTAGATCATCAGGTGAAATGCAAGAACCAGTTGATTACATTGGCATTACTCAATACATTGAAAAACAAACACCTACTGTACGGGCTAAATTAGCCCCTATTTTAGATGCCGTTGATGAGCAAATTAAAATAAATGATCCTAAAAAAACAGGCAAAATTTCTATTAATCAATTAGAAGATGT